TGATGAAGTTGCAAAAGGAAAAGATGTAGTAGGACTAGATGACCCAAAAGCACTAGCTGATGATCCATTTCCTTCTAAGCCGTGATAGGTGTAATTGCTTCCTGTATCAGAATTAAAGCGCATCGAGACATTGTAACCATAGCTACCACCTGTGTCGCGAGTGATCGCTCTGATCTGTAAATGCTGGTAGGTAGAAGGGATGCTGCTAAAGGTTAAAGAGTTAGTTGAACCTGAACTCGTCACAGTAGCAATAGACTCGTAAGCCGTACCACCGCCAGCCGCGCCACCGCTAGAGGCGATGACTCCAATTAGTGAAGGAAGCATTAGGCAATCGCACCTACAACGATCCAAGAGTTAGCAGCGATCTTGATGCAAGCTGCTGACTTGTAACGAGCAAGGACAGGTGATCCTGCTGCCGCTCCCGCGCTAGAGACTGTAGTTGTCGCTGGAGTAGTTGCAGTAATTGTTGTAACTCCTGCACCCTTCATGTACACAAGCAAAGTTGTGCCTGTAGGAAATGCGTAAGTCGCATCTGTTGGAATGTAAAAAGTATTGGCTGAAGCATTGTCCATTGTGACAATAGCATTGAGTCCATCTGCCTTAACTGCTGTGTATGAAGTGCCAGTCTGAGCATTGACTGTAAGACCTGCGAACTTGGTGTCGATGTCCTGTCCAAGCTCTGCGATAGCAGTTGCGCCATTCTTAACAAGGTCGCTCGATGTTGGGATGTCGAACCCAAAGTTTGTTGTTGTAGTTGCCATTAGGTTAATGCTCCGCTCGCGTTAGTCCAAGTAAGTGTACCATTTACGCCTGTCCAGATCAGTGAAGCAGGGGTAACTGTTTCCCATTGGGTTGTAGATAATGAGAAGTCTGTTGCTGAAATGTAGAGGGTGATCTCCACAAAACTAGGTGTTGCTCTCAGGGCTATGTTTTCGACGAAGCCATCAAATGACCCGCCCAATAAGTTGCTAGGCAGATTGTTAATCAATACAGGCTGACCAAAAAATACGCCAATAAGACTGTCAAGCATGGCACTAGGGATGTCTGGATTGTCTAGGCGGAAAGTAATCGCACCCAATGACCCGCGTGGGTTCTTGCGTAGATTAAGCTCTCTGGAGGCGATGTCAGTTATGTCTGCAAGGTTCTTGATGTTAGAGTCGAATGAACGCTCAAAGAGCCCGTAAGAGGCTATAGAGTCGCTGTCAGAGGTACTGTAGGTTGATCCGTAGGATGCTCCGTAGCGGTAGATGAGGCTATTACGGATACGAGCAGTCTGAGTTGTGGACTGGATAGATGAAGGTGTTGCATACGAGCCATCAAGGTTAGTAAATCCATTTGTTGCGAGATAGTTAGATCGGTGGTCTGCATCGTCATAGGAAACATCTCCATCCTTCTCTTCATAAATCTGACCTAAAGCAGAGGTAGCAATCTGATCTGCAAGGGTCTGGCTCTTAGCCGTTGCGCTAGCTGCAAGGTTAATCATGGTGTAGAAGCCTGAGTCGATAGTGCCGATGTAGGACTCAGCGTTAGCCCATGTGACATCTGCTGGATAGGTTGCCCATGTGACAGTTGGAGTAACTTCAGCCCAAGTCAGGTTAAGGGCGTTGCCTAAGATGGCTGAAATCTGTGCGCCGTCTAAACCTTCTGCAAGGGCTGTGTTATAGACAACCTTAGTCAGTTTAGCCAATGAGCCGATGCCTAGTATCTTGCCTGTAGTGATGTAGCCAGACTCCTCTGGGCTACGCACGCCGATGTTAAAGTCTGATACCTCACCGCCGAATACTGTGACATAAGTGCCAGATGAGTTTTTAAGCTCTAATGTGATTGGCTCTGTGACATTGATGGTAAATGCTGAGCCGTCTGTGTTAATGATCTCGACTTGACAATAGCCAGCAGTAGCCTGACGATCAATGTCTAAGCGACCAGATGCAAAGGAAACAGAGGTGACAGTCGTATAGACATCATCACCTACTGTCACTCGCCATTCTGGAAGCCATGTCATTAGTACGCTCCAGCCCTCAATGTACCGCGTTGGACTGCATCGATAAGGACTTGATCAATAGCCTCAGCAATAGCGTTAGGGTCTCCCACGCCTGTGTTGATTGTGACATTGATGTCTCGGTCTCGTGAACCTACCGCTCCTGAAGTAAAGAGTGAGCCGCCTTCCATTTCTCGGAAAGAGCCCGCATTAAATGGATTGATCGCTCCACCAGCGTAAGACTTGACAAGGGCATTAAATGCACCTGAGTCCTCGATACTTTGGAATACTGGTGCAAGTCCATCCACCAGTTTAATAAACTCTTTACCATTTTCACCGATAACAGATACAACGCCACCAAGATCCGCTGTTGCCGCGTTAATTTCAGCAAGGCTTTGCGGTGGTGAAGTAGGACGAATGCCGTTATTAGTTTGGATAAATCCTGTATCACCACCACCACCACCACCTGTAGTTGGTGGAGTTGGGTATTTGATGTTGGCTAACAATGCAAGCATTTCTTTGATCTTGCGCAAAGCCTCATCAAGATTGTTTTGATTGATTAAATCTTTAGGGGTTAAACCTTTAAGAATAGACTCAATTGCTACCATCTGAGTCTTTTGATTAGTCAAAGCATTTAAGACTTTTAGATCCTCATTAAGTTTAGCTGTTGCTGCAATAATTGCAGCTTCATCCTTAGACGCAATTGCATCTTCGAGTGCAAGGATCGACTTCTTGACATTGAGGCGTGCTGTGTCATTGGCGATCTGTAGCACCTGTGCGCTAGATGTTGCCTTGCCTAATTGCTCTGCTTGATTAGTAAGAGCTGCTGCAATCTGGATTTTGTCAAGGTCAAAGACTTCTTCGCCTTTACCTAAAGCAATTTGAGCCTTATCGATGGCAGCTTGTAACTTCTTGTCTTTAAGTATCTTTGCCTGTGCTGCGGCTTGCTCTTTAGTGAGCTTTGTAATTTGTGCTTGGTTTTTCTTGGCTATGGCGTCTGCACGCTGAGTATCCTGTGAAGATACTGTGAGCGAGATGTTGCCCATGCCCTTGAACGCATCAAGGTCTTTAGCGAATAAATCAAAGTCAAAGATTGATTTAGTGATGGCGATAAACTTGCCAGTCTCGCGCGCAAGTCCAGCAATAGCATTAGCAATACGATCAATGCCCTTGATAAGCGGGTCGATAGTGTTAGAGCCTGATGCAGTCTTAATTGCATCGACTAAGCCTTCGCCGATTGTCTCTTTGGCGTTATTGCCTGCAACGGTTAATTTAGCAAGTGAACCTGCATAGGTATCGGCTGCGGCTGCTGCTTGACCTGCAAAGAGTGTTGCTAATCTTGCTTGGATTTCCTCAAATGATGAGGATGTTAATTCTGCCTTTGTAAGTCCAACACCCAAGCGACCTAGTGCTTGTGTTTGTCCCAGATAAGCCTTCTGAAGGCTTTGTGAAACCTGAGTAAGGCTCTTGCCTGTGCCAGCACTAATGTCTAAGGCTAAGCCTAATAATTCTTGAGACTTGGTGACATCACCTGTAGCGCGTAGCAACCGATCCATCGCTGGGCGTAGCTCGTCATCAAGCACACCTGTCTGCATTTCAAGTCTAGAGATAAAGCCATTGACTGTGCCTACATTTGATCCATAGGCAAGTCCTAGATTTTTAAGAGTAGTGCCTAATGCCTTAGCTGCCTTGTCATCTTCTGCAAAAGCCTTGACTGAAGCCTTGCTAAATGAATAAAGCTTTTGCACGCTATAGACGGCTAATAGACTTTTAGCAAGTCCCTTGACATTCTTGGTGAGTTTGTCGGTTGATGTCTGAGCTTCTTTAAACGCCTTCTTGCCCTTGAACTCAGCGGCGATGTTAATGTTCACATTACTCATGCGGCTCTCCTTACATCTACCATCGCTGTCCGACGATTAAACTTAGTTGTGGTGTTTTCAATAGCCTTAAACACAGAAGCATTAGCGCGACCCTGAGTCTTAGCCCAAGCTCTAAAGATTAAGCGACCCATCATGCGATGATCGCCTCGACGACTTGATCCGTATAACTGACCCAAGTTAGAAATAAATTGATTGCCTGCGTAAGGATTAACAGATCGAGACACACCTTTAGATGCGCCGCCTGCCTTAGCGCCTACCCACTCTTGACCCTGACCATTCTTACGACCAGCAGTCTCGTAGATCGCACCAATCATAGACTTATTCTGAATACGAACAGTATTAACAAAGCCTGCTGCATTTGGCTTAGATGGTGTTGTTTTGTAGATAATTCCTTTACGGATTTCCAGAGCATCATACTTGGGAAACCTTGCACCCTTAGATGTCTCGCGTTTAGTCCATCCAGACATGGGAGATGCAATAGGCACATAAGACCTAGCCTCATTAACAATAGGCTTTAAGATGTTTCCTAATTCCTTTGTTAATTCTTTGGCTAGATCAGGTGCGTATTGATTGAGAGCTTTTTTAAGGGCGACCGCGCCGACTACTTCTGTTGGCATCGCTGGTCTCCTTTGCTTCATCTTTGAGCCCTTGCACAAGTGCATCGAGCATTGTCTTATCTAAATCCAATAACTGCTGTGGCGCGATCCCCAACCTAATGCTTAGCCTAGCAATTAGGTAGGTGAACGGAAGATCGCGCTTTAAGCTAAAGGGTCGGAGTCAAGCACCTCGACACTTTTAAGTGTCTCAATGAAATCCATCCCGAAAGGCTTAACAGACTCACCTGCTCTGCGTGTTACTTCCCATGCTAACCAATAGACATCGCTCTGCTTTTCTTCATCGCGGAACGCCTTATGGAAGCCCTTTTTAGCGTACTGCTCGAACGCATACTCCACTGCTGGAGTGATTTCGCCTTCTAGTACGCTTCCATCGTTACGAACTATCTTTAGTTTTGCCATGAGTTTGCCCCTTTATTTAATTGATTAGAATGTGCCTGTTGTGGCTACTGCAACTGTTGAGTTAGCAGTAAATGTGATTGACTGAGTGCCAATGTCTCCAACAGCACCATTGATGTCTGTTGTGTTATTGACTAGAAGTGAGACAGTATAAAGAGGGTTAGTCGCTGAGACTGCTGTTCCCTTTGTCTGTAGGAATACAGCAGTTACTGTTGTTCCCCATGCTGCCTGTAGTGTTGCCAATACATTTGCTGATGCTGTGTCGTTTAGGAAGTCGATTGTCACTGTTGATGACTCTAGTCCCTTAACAAACTTGTGTGATGAGTCACCCATAGCGGTTACTTCTAGCTCATCAAATGCGCGGTTGATTGTTACTGCTGTGACATGGTCTGAAAGATCAACAGAGTTAATCTTCACGCCCACATTGTTATTTAGAAATACAGCCATGAGATTATTCCTCTTCTTTCTTAATTACTGGCTTAGGTGTTGATGGTGCTACCTGCCCGATCTTGATCAGGAAGGCTTCGTTTTCTTTTTCCCACTCGGACATTTTAGCTCCAACTCGTAAGGATTGATACGGACATCTCGCAACTTAGCAGTTCCCCGCTTGCAGCATTGAGAATACTTGGTGCGCTTATTGCGCTTACATTATAGGTCAAAGAAGATGCTGCGAGCTTGTTAAACACTCCAACAACTACATCTTCAATGCCGTTAAGGTTTCCCTCATTGTCAAATAGAGGCACTGTCATAATAATCTTGAAGTTAGCCGTTGGGCTAATGGTGATGTGCTGGTTGTTGTTAGGTGTCAGATAAGGATCATCCGGAGACACAATCAC